AGGCGTTGAGACGCTCGAAGACTTGACCGATACGAATATCATAAGCCCTTCACAGGGAAGCGTTATATCGTACAACTCGGGCGTTCAGAAGTGGATGGTCAACAACGGGCTTCAAGAGTTGCTTCAGAAGTTCAAAGCAAGCGGAACGGGTGCACAGATGTATGACACCCTCAACGATACGACGAAGGGTTATATCGACATCCTCGCAGCGAGTGCAACGATGAAGGTCAACCTCTCGGGATTGACAGTGACCGAAGCATCTCCAGGGGTTCTTTCGTTCTCGGTTGCAGCAGGTACCGAAGGGAACGAAGTCGAGTTTGAGGCGATGACCATCGAAGGGAGCGACGCTATTTCCACGGTTGCAGACATCAACTTTAAACAAGGGGCGTTAACATACTGGGAGAATTCAACGGGTAAGATTTGGCTTCGCGCTCCGAACGCGGGAAATCTCACCGTATTGCTTCCAAGCTCATCGGGTACGATTGCACTCACAACAGATATCCCGAACGTTCCTGTCGACTCGGTAAACGGTCAAACGGGCGTTGTGATTTTGGATACGGGAGACATTGACGAGAACGGCAATTTATACTATACCGAGGCACGGGTTGCCGCAAATAGTGCGGTCGCAGCGAATACGGCAAAGGTTGGAATTACCACCCAACAGGCTTCAGACATCACAGCCAACAATGCGAAGGTCGGCATCACTCCAACGCAAGCGAGCGAGATAACCGCGAACACGGCAAAGGTCGGAGTCATCGCAGGAGGCACAACGGGACAAGCACTCGTGAAGGCAAGCGGAACGGATTACGATACGGAATGGGCAGACATCGCAATCGATACCCAGTATCACAATCGCTTTCAAACGGACGCGGAGACATTCCGAAGCGGTGCAACGGATACGGTAGAGCTTTACTACACGGCCAAAGCGGACGGGGACGGACTCGCAGAGAGCGCATCGAGCGACATCCCAACAGCGGGGAAGGTTATCAAGAGGAAGATATACTATTCAGAGGCAGCGTTCGCAGATCCCGACACGGGGACTTGGGTTGAGTTTACACCTGCACCCGCAGACGATGCGTCATTTGCTACGGTGAAGGCGGCACTCTTGGAGTATCTCAAAGCGAGGACGGGTGGAACGGTTCCGATAAGCCTCAAGCAAACATGGGAGGAAGTAACCGCAGCACCCGCGTTCACGGGCTTGCTAAATGAGACGTATGGAAGCGGAGCAGAGGCGGCGTATTCAACGCGCAGGCTGAACGGCAACGTAACAGACTGCATGATCATCCGCAGGGCATCGGATAGCACGACCACAACAATCGGCTTTGACTCCGAAGGCAACATAAGCGAGGCAGATATTGAATCGTTCTGCACGGGTACGACTTGCACGGTCTACCAATGGCTTGACCAATCAGGAAACGGGAACACAGCGACCGCACCAAGCACGGGAGAAGAACCGACTATCTACACGGGTGGAGCGTTGGTGAAGTTAAATGGAAAAACGGCGTTATTAGGAACCTCCGTGACAGGCTTTACCTTAAACAGCCTAATTGATTACGTACAACCTAATGATACACCAAGTTTCTTTTTTCACGGAATGACTACCAGCGCGACGTCGTATTACACCGACTCAACAAGCACGCGCTTATATTTATTGAAAAATGCACCGACCTATATAGCGGCTCAAACTTTTGCGATAACCCGTAACGGCACATCTTCAAGCGTGGCAGTTGTGAACGAGCGAGAATTGTTGAGTTTTATTTCTTCGCAATCAAGAGGTTTTGACGTAAATAGAATTTTCATTAAAGGAAATGTAAACGTACAGGGTTACACAGGATATTACAATGAAGCAATTTTCTACAAAACGAACAAATCCAGCGTCCGCACCGACATCGAAGAAAACATAGGCGACTACTTCACCCAAAACACGCCACTGCTCGACACGTACACGGGAGCAGCAGCCGCGTATTCATTGCGTAAACTTCGCACGGCTTACACAGGTGCCGCGGTAGAGGTTTACAACGGGAGCAGTTACGCTGACATCGGCTTCAATGTATTCAGTGAGTTGGATACGGTTGCACTGGCTGCCCACTGTGGGTCAAATTCGGGTTATGTATCGAAGTGGTATTCACAGACAGGAAGCAACGACGCGACGCAAACGAACACCGCGAATATGCCGAAGATTTACGACGGAACGACGGGCGTGGTGACGGAGAACGGGAAGCCTGCTGTGGAGTTTGATGGGTCAGACGACGTTTTGCAAACTTTAAACATCGGAACAAATCAAGTCGCTGAATCAACTATTTATTCAGTATTTCATAAAATATCAGGCGAAGGTGGTGTTCTCAATTGGACGGGAAGCAACGTTCTAGTCAATACGATAAGGTACACAACAAGCCTATCAGGCTATCGATTTGGCTGGAGTTCTTCGTCGGTAGGAACGGATACGGGCGCTCAATTATTGTTTACGGGGCAACAAGACGGAGCAAACGGCATCATGAACATCGATGGCACTTCGCAAGGCACATTTACAGTGGACACGAATAGATATTGGGATAATATAATATATATCGGTAAACCGCCTTGGTTGTCAAGTCCCCAAATGAAAATGTCTGAATTTGTGATGTATTGGAGCGTAAATTCTGCAAGCGAAATTTCAGGCATCGAAAGCAACATTGCAACCTTCTACGACATAACAATATGAACGGCTATATAATAGTACTACCAACGCCCACGCAGACAAGCGAAGCACGGGCAAAGCAAATCACGCGCGAGCTGTACAACATCTCTCGTCCCGTTCTCATTCAAGCAGAGTGGGAGGTAGATTCTGCCGTGTTCGGTATCGTGGTACACCCTGACGGAGTACAGAACGCTTTGCAAGTGGATACCGATTATCTTATAAACGTACACCCAGCGGCAACGCTCGAACGCCTTGTTGCGTGCTTCCCTGAGCTTTCGAATGATGAGCGGTATAGCCTCAGCAGTTACGTGCAAGTGAATCAAAAGTTCCCGTTCGGGCATATCGTACCGAGCGATACAACGATACGCACAGAGGAATATATGGTTCAGAATGGTTGGTTCCCTGAAGACCCCGAATTATGACAATCGATATATATTACCTCCTCTCTTGGTTGGCTTACTTCGGCACACAAACGAAGTATAATCCCACGTATGATTTGAACGGTGACGGGTATGTGACAATTGCCGACCTGCTCGAATTCTTAACTCTCTTTGGCACGACGATATGAAAGCAATTAAAATCCTCCTCCTCTTCGTTCTCGCAATCGTAGCGATCCCAGTTGGGATTGTTTACTCGGTTGGTGAGTCGCTCTTCTTTATTACCTCAGATATCCTCAGAAGCATTTGGAGGGCTATTTACGACCTCTTTCGGGACGTGTCGATAATTGTATCGGTTACCGCGTCAAAGTTCCTTAATCGGCTTCTAATGGATTCGGGGGTTCCTTTCGGGAATCATTCCGTTTCGGCTGTCCTGGGAGCCAACCAACGGGAGCGCACTTTGACTAACTTAGGCAAATGGCTGACAGGTATATTAGATAGCATAGAACCAAACCATTGCCGAAAAGCATCTGAACGAGCAGGCATATAAATACAAATGAGCGAGATGAAAACTAAATTAGGCGTAATTGATTACGCTAGATATGAGCAACCCATGTTCACCGATCAGAGTAACAAGGACTGGGTATTTTTTGGCGATGACAACCTCTATCCATTGTATTTGGACGACTTGTTTATTTCTTCGTCTATTCATGGCGCAATTGTGCAAGGCACAGCGGACATGATTTATGGTGAAGGATTGGACTGTGACATCAAAGATGATAACGTAGAGCAATGGGTTAAGTTAAAATCTATGTTTCGTCATGACAGCTTGAAACGAGCTGCTTTCGACCTAAAGCTATATGGCAATGCGTACTTAAATGTAATTTGGTCACAGGATCGCAGCACTATTAGCGAAGTTCATCATGTACCTGCAAGCACAATGCGATGCGGTAAAGCAGATGACAACGATGAGGTTAAAATATTCTACCATAGCACCAATTGGATTGAATCCAATCAATCTAATTTTAAGCCAAATCCAATTCCTGCTTTTGACGTAAATGACCGTACAGCCGCTAGTCAAATCATTCACATAAAAGAATACAGCCCTGTCTCTTTCTTCTACGGTATCCCAAGTTACAAGGGGGCTACAGCGTATTGTGAGCTAGACAAAAACATAGCTGAGTTCCATCTTTCTAACATAAAAACGGGGCTTTTTCCCTCTATGGTGATTAGCTTCAATGGAGGCATCCCGACAGATGATGAGCGCAGAGATTTAGAGCGTTTGATTTATGACAAGTTTGGGGGCGCAAGTAATGCAGGCAAAATTCTAATGACCTTTAATGATGGTCAAGACTCAGCACCTACCATTGAGCCGTTTAATTTACCTAACCCTCACGACACCTATGACTTTTTAGCAAAGCAGGTCTTTCAAGAAATCCTGTCTGGTCATCGCGTAACTTCTCCATTGCTGTTTGGCCTGCGATCAGAAGGTGGTGGTTTTGGTAGCAACGCAGATGAAATGCGTGACGCATACGATTTGTATAGCAAAACAGTTATCGAGCCATTTCAGCACACTTTGTTGCACGGCATACAACCTATCCTATCTGCTAGTAACATAGTTTTAGACGTGTACTTTAAAGACCTTGTGCCTGCAAGTTTTATTGAGCAAAAGGAAGAAGAAGAAAAAAAAAAAATCTTTTCCGAACAGCCAATTCGGATCACAGAAACTCAAGGCTCAATTTGGTTAAACCATTTAGCGGACAAAGATGCGCCACTGCCGAAAGAGTTTATGCTGCTAAAGGAGGAAACAGTTAGCGACACTAGCGATGACAAGCGTCTGCATAGCATGTATAAATTTGGGTTGGAAGATTATTCCAACTACGATTTAGTTTCGGAGTGGGGTGATGTAGTAAGTCCACAGGGCAATTTGTTTGCAGTACGTTATCAATATTTCAAGGCCACTAGCCAACAGCCAAAAGGCGAGAGTCGTGACTTCTGTGTTGAAATGATGGATTTGGCAAACGCAGGTGTTCAGTACCGTTACGAAGATATTGGCAACATGAGTTCTGATGGCGTAAATGGACAATTTGCTGCTGCTGGTCAAAGTAGCTATGACATTTTTGAATGGGCTGGAGGCAAGAATTGCTACCACGGTTTCAAAAGACTTATATATGTATATGTACCTGATGGTCTTCCAGACACAGCAGATGGTCTTTATGAGGATTGGGACGCAGTTATGCGTCGAGTTGGAAACAACCCTTACGTAGTCCAGAAAGGAGAGGAAGCAATCGCACCAATAGACAAGCAATAATGGCTACACTGTATATCAACGCATCGCGGATTAAAAAAGACACGGCACTTGGTTCTGCTGTAGACGACAATTTGTTGCACCCCTATATTCTCATTGCACAGGATCGGTGGATTCTACCAGCTCTAGGAACAGACCTAGACGCTAAATTGAAGCAGGACATAATTGATAGCACGTTAGTTGGCAACTACGAAACATTGGTCACTGATTACATCCAGCCGTGTCTTGTGCAGCTTGCATTTGCTGAAGTGGCCTTTGTCATGCGATTGCGGTTTTCAAACAACAGCGTCACTTTGATTGACAACGAGCAAGGTACTAGCGCGTCAATGGGTGACATTAAGATGGTTGTACAAAAGGCTACGGAAATCGGTATGTTCTACCGCAGTCGTTTGGTGGATTATCTTTGTCACAACACAAGTTTGTTTCCAGAATATTCAAGCAACACGGGAGCAGATTTACATCCAAGCACACACAACTATTTTGGTAATCTCAATGTCGATAAAAACAGACTCAGGAGCAACAGAGAAATTCGTATCGCGCAAGGTATCGGCCTCAAAGATTTCTAAGCGAATAAAGAACGAGGCGAAACTTATAGAGTATATAAAAAGATGGACTACGATTTGATAGGTGTTGTTGTGGGGGCTTTAAGTGGCATCATTGCTACATGGGTGAAGCTCACTAACGAGGTGACAAAGATTAAGAGCCGTCTATTTTCTTTAGAAAAACAAGAAACGAAGGTGCAAGAAACTCTAGAGGTTTTAGTCAGCGGAATTAACGAAATCAAATTGCTACTAGCTAAAAAAGGAATCGAATGAAATCTCCAAGACAATACGAGGACAGTTTTCATCTTGTAAGAATCGGTTTTATTGGATTGGTTCTATGTGTAATTCTTCTGCTTTGCGAGATTTAGATAAAGTTATTCTGCATTGTTCAGCGACTATCGAAGGCGCGCACATTGATGTAGACACCATAAGAACATGGCATAAGGCCAGAGGTTGGAACGACATTGGTTATCATTACGTCATTTACCGTGACGGATCAGTACACCAAGGAAGGGGTGTAGACAAGATAGGAGCGCATACCGCAAGTCAAAACAAAACATCTATTGGGGTCTGCTATGTTGGTGGTATATCGGCAAAGACAGGTAAACCAGCAGATACTATGACAGCGGAACAAGAAATGGGTTTTCTTGAATTGTGGCACGCTTTGAAAGTCTGCTTTGGGGAATTAGAATTGTATGGTCACAATGACTTTTCGCGTAAGGCGTGTCCATGCTTTGATGTAAAAGAGAAGTATAAATTTTTAATAGAAGAGAAATGATTTTTTTAACTGAATACTGGAGTGAAATTTTAAATGCTGTGCTTGTAGCAGCAGGGACGCTAACA